TGCCAATACTGATGGCTCATCATTCATGAAATTCTTCCAGAAGGATACTGCCAAGGCCATCGGTGCGTTCATGACGAGTCTGTCTAAGTCGTTCGCGAAGGAGGAGGTTGAAGATACCATTACGCTGCTCAACCGCCTCGCTCGGACATTAGAATCACTCTATGGCACGATGACAAATCTCGACAAGCTGTCGCCTATCGGTATTAAAGGACGCGTCAATTTCTCAGGCGATGAACTTATGAAGATCAGCGCATCGAATACTGAAGCTAGAGAACAAGCTCAGCAAAAGGTGATCATGATACCAGCCCCAGTACAAGCTGGCCCTGTTCGTCCAAGCTCGAATACGACGACTAATGTGACGGTCAACGAGACGAACCATATTGACGATACCCTTCAAAACGCTATCTTCGTTAATCGATTCTAAGCCTCCTGACAGCCCTCAGGGCCATTTATCCCTATAACCATCCTCCCGTAGGCGAGAAGTGTCCTGAGGGCAGCCTGAGGGCCTAGAATATAGGCAAAAATGGGCCCCTGTCAGACCAATCGATCTGTCAGGGGCCGGCAGGACTTAGATTAGTAGGTTAGCCTACTCTTCAGTCGCAAGATTCTTGAAGAAGCTCATCATGTCGTTGTCGGAAGGAGTTCCTTCACCGGCACCAGCCTCTTCAATGTCAAGATTAGTCTCAGCTTCGGTGCCTACGTCTGCGGCGGCCGTCTTGTCGGGGAGATCATAGTTAAGATCGTCCCCATCTTCCGGCTCAGGAATCTCAGGAATTTTCCGTGCCGCGGCAGCTGGAGCACGAAGCTTCGGACTCGAAGTCGTGATACCAGGAATTCCGTCAGGACCGAGGACATCTGAGAGCTTCTTCTTTAGCTCTTCATACGTCTTGTACATCCCTGCGTCAGTGAACTCCGAGAGATTCATGAGCCGCTTGACGATCGCATCCAATTCCTTGTCAGTGCCAAGGGCGGTGGGCTTGTCAAACTCAGACTTATCGTAGTTACGATAGCCTTCGACCTCGCGAATCTTCAGGCGGCAGCTCGCACCATCCCACAAATCGAATGGGTTCATCGGAGTCTCATCTTCGAACTCCGGTTGCATGACATCCATGATCTTATCGAAGATCTTCTTACCGAAACGATAGAGAAAGACCTTACCCTCGTTCTCAGGGCATGCTTTGTCAGAGAGCACCAGGATGTTGCTGACATAGTGCAGACGTCGCTTGCGTTCACGGGCTGTCTCTTTGTCCTCGTCACGTCCCGTATTCCACAGGAAGCTGTTCATCTCCATGACCGGATCGTCCGAACCGATTGAAGAGAGAGATTTCTCGAAGTACCAACGGCCAGTCGGTCCCTTGAAACCATGATCCCAGTATTGGGCCCACGGAAGCGCTGAAGTATCGGCCTGAGGCAAGAAGCGGAAAACCGCATATCCATTCCCGGCTTTATCTACTGTGGGCTTCCAAAAGCGGTCGTCCCCACTGCCCTTACTTCCGCCTGCATCTTTGGCTGCGGTGAGCAGCTTATCGAGTTGGGATTTGCGGTTCTTTTTTAGGTCTGCTAATGACATACTCATGTTCCTTTTTGTTGATGTTTGTTGATGTATGTTGTATCGTGTATAAACTTATTTATACGTTTGATCGCTGGCACCATCTACCATTTACTCTAATATAGTACACTATTATGTGACTAATGTACACTCTTTTTTGAGGTGTAATGCAATTAATTTTGCGATCCGTTTTTGATCGAGGTCAGGGCCTATAAAGGCTGTTGCTTTTAGCAGTCGCATCTTAATGTCAGGCCAGAGCAAGTCGTCAGTAATTTTCGGACTGACCAATTGCAAGAAGTTGGTGATGCAATGGATACCTATGATTGTCTCTGTCATGATCGCACCCTGTAGATACCGTTGGATGATCTCGGGTATATTACCCTTCAAGGGAGACATGAGTTGGTTTAAAGAGGTTCCAGACAGCTTCTTGAGGTCGGAAGTGAAGTGATATCCGAACGATTGAATTCGCTTACTGTACTGAAGGTACGAACTCTCGTCCATATCACCGATCCAGTTTTTCTCACCGAAGAAAACATTGGCGAAGGCAAAGCGAATCATATCGGTCTCAGTGTATCGCCCAGAAAAACGTTCGAACATTGTACGTTCCCTACGCTTCTCAAAAGCAGTGACGGTGAGATTCTTCGCCTTGAAGTTGAACCGCTTAGCATCATAGGATCCCCCATTGAAATGCATGATGGTGGCGGTAGTAATTTGCCAAGCTCTGAAGCTAGTCATGGACTTTCGTAGCCAATGATAGCCTTACATACATGACAAATCACGGCGCAATATGGTCTGCGCCAAAGGAAGCCGGCAAACCGCTTGCTCCGTTGCACCTGTCCACGCAGGAACCCGTCGCTAGACACTCCACACCGTGGACATTTGATATCCGACAGTGGAACATTCATAAACAATTTGCATTCAATCGGCATGATACTATAGCTTATAAGCAGTCGGAGATGATAGAATTCTTTGTGGGCTTCTGGATATTACGGAGGATGTTGCGATCAATCGCTTCCACCCGAACTTTCTCCATCAAAGGGCCCTTAACGAGTGGGCCGACATCTTCAGGGTCAAATCCCATTTCCTTGCACACCTCGAGCATCGCATCAATTGCAGTCAGCCCGTCACCATGGATATATTTCAAGACGCGTTCAATGAACTCAGTCTTACGGGATGCGAGGCCCAGCTCCTGAAGTAAGGAGCGCTCTTGTTTGTCAGTAGCCATTAAGACCTCTTACGGGCACGCTCAGTTGCCTTGCGAGCTACGAATGCAGCTTTGGTGGAAAAGTTCATGAAGAAGGTGATGATCTTTGGAAGATCGGTGGGCTGCCACACATGGTAATCATAGACGCTGATCTGCTCATTGCGAGAGATCGGCTGGACATGGGCGAAGAGATCAACCATGTCAGTGTTGTGGTGCATCACAATGACGTTGACAACTCCCGTCACGGCGTCGAGCTTGTGAAGAATGGTGCTCTTCATCCGATTATTAGAGAAGTAGTATCCCTGCTCAATGTCATCCCGGAAACTGCGGACCCGCTTGAAACCGATCTCAGCCAGAGTGGTTAGTATTTCGTCCTTATTCATTTGCATGTACCTTACTTCTTGTCGTGGTAGAAGATATGCTTACCAACTACCACAGTTTTCTTCATTGATAACGCCCAATAAGGGTTCACGCGAGTAGCGTGATAGTGTGTTGACCCCTTAGTGAGATTCGAAGGAGGATTGTTCGTGACAATCCCGATCGCCTCCGAAAATTTGCGGTGCGTCTTAGCATAAGCCAAGAGTTTTGGTCGTGCTGAAACATCGTTCCAGCATGAAAATTGTTTGCGACGGTAGCATTCACTGAGTAATGTCCTATTGCTCCGCGCTGATCGATTCCTGATGACTTCGTATACTGCGAGCATCCCGCCCGTAGGCTCACCCCCCGCTTCGAGAATGAGAGTAGCAGCCACAATTTCCTGAGCAGGGGTGACATCCTTAGCACCTACAGGATGAATAGCCAGAGCGATCAACAAAAGTGTGAGATATTTGTTCTTCATATTTCCAAGAAAGGTTACATAGAAAAGCTGAGCGGAGATTTCATCCCCAGAATATCCCACCCATCACGACGGTACAAATAGGCATCCACATAGCCGGAGTCGGCCAGAGCCACGAAGGTTGCAGCCCTGTTATTCTGAACAGGAATCATAGACGATCCCTTGCGGCCCTGAAGCTTCACGCGCCAACCAGGCCCGTGAACTGCTTTGACTTCCGCTCGAAGCTGAGTAATCTCAGCCTGATCGCTTTGGTAGTTGAAAGATCCGAGATATCTCATCGATCTATTTGCTATGACTCTGTATTGCATTAGTGCCTTCCTTTATTCTGATACCATTATACACCAGTTTCACTAAGAAGTACACCAAAAAGTGCACCCTCAAGCATTTAATTCAGTCAACAAGTCATAACCGACGGCTGTCAACCCCGTCGTGGGATGATCGCCTAATGGTCCTACCCCGAGCTCTCCCCCGTCAGCCTCATGAAGGCGTGGTGAAGCCGTAATGAGCTGAGGTAGCGGAAGACCACAGACCTCACATATCCTCTTAGTGTCATTCAGTACGAAGTATTTGTTACATTTGCAGGTATTCATTTCTTCTCTCCGATCTCAGATTTGTAGCCCGTGAAGACTCGCTTCACTCTGGCCCAGAAGCCCAGTGACTCCAGTCGACAGAGTTCATTAATTGCTATGGCTCGTCCAGTGGCCAATTTTGTAGTTTGCAGCCTTAGCGTTCTTACGGCCTCCCTGGCTGCTTCATTCTGAGCGTGGAGCGAATCAAATGCCTCCAAAGGAATTCCAATCGCTTCATGGGCCTCGGCGGTCCAGCCGATGTCGGCATATTCCCATGTGCTGCCTGGAATCGGGACCATGAATCGGTGGAGCCGTACGGTCTCATATTCAACCAAACATGTTGGGCAGGAGTCAGCAAAGTCATCGGCCTCCATGGGGTACCCTGCACACTTCCGGATCTGATGATACATCGAGCCATGCGATGGAACCTCGACTACATCGATGCTACGGACTATCATTCTTTTGCGTGAACTCATGTTATGCTTTCCATTCTAATGCTTCTGCCACGTTTGGCAGGTTGTTGATAAAGATTTCTTTACAACCGAGCGCAATGTCTCGGTGTTCTTTCTGCGTATGGTGGTCGGTTCGTAATTCAATGTAGTGGATCCAAGACCGAATTGTTCCGGCCACGTAGAGTGTGGTAGTGCTGGACAATGGAAGAATCATCCGAGCCGTCTCCCGAGCAATCCCTGCTTCAAGCATTTTCTTATATGTTGCAAATGCGAGATCAACAGACTTCTGAATGTCCTCATCCATCTGGGCATCATGGATCACTTCATCCCCGACCTGTCGATTAGTGAGTCCTTGGCGCCGTTGCTCGATGAACTGTGAGGAAGTCACTTCAGAATAACGCTGAGAGAATTCCTGAAAAGAAAATGAGCGGTGGCGGAGTATCTGCGCCGCAATAGCTCGGCTAGTTGTGATCTCAATTGTCATGGACACCATCTCGAACGGAGAGAAGTGTTTGTTGTCAATGAGATATCTCAGGAGCTTTGGCGCTGTCTTCAAATTCGATTGGTTAGATGGGTTGCTTACCCGAGCGCAAAAGGCGATGAGATCTTCTGTAGGATAGTCGAGAGTGCCGACAATTGGCTTAGATAGTGCAATGAGTCTTGTATGCATGTTATTTCCTTGTGCTTTTTGCGAGAGTGATTAAGCGTTTGCCCACCCGCGGGTTGATGATATTGGCGTAGATGCTACCTAAAAGCATGTGGATCATTACCACAGTGAAGACGTTCAATACAGTGTAAGCCACATGACATCCTGGCAAAAATGTATTAAAAAGATACAACGCGGCAATGGGGTGGAGTATATGAAATATCAACCACAGCGTTAGTAAACCTAAAATTCTCTTAGTTATGTTCATTATACTTCGAATCCTGCGTAACTATGTTTGGCAACGTCACTGTTACCGAACTCATGCGTTCCCCCTTGGTCATTATTTGAATCAGGTGAAAGATTGGCTTGTGCAGATTGCTCTGCATCATAGAATCGCATCTTCGGCCTATCAACGCCGAGAACAAAGCGGCGGTTATACGATACATCGTTATATCGATTCTTCAATTGCTTTATAAGCATCTGGTTAAGCTCTTCAAGTTCTTCAGTGACGATCAAAGCGAGCATTAGGTCAGCAGTCGCTGGTAAGCCGAAACTCTCGGATGTATTCGTAAGATCTACATCAGAATTCTTCATGCCTTCACGATTCGTTTGGGTTGCCGACCACATAACGGTGTTGGTCTCTATAGCCAAGCCCCGAAGCTCTTCAGCGATTGCTTTGATATATGAGTAGGAATTGATGCTTCCGCCCATCCCTTTAATACGGGACGAGGCGCAGATGTTGATATAGTCGACGATGATTACGTCAGGCTCAAAGTTTTTCTTCAACCGCAGTTCATTAATTAGTGCACGAAAGTGTCCAGTGTGCGCTGCTGCTGTGGGATACTCTTTAACGATCAAGCGGCCCTTCGACTTGGCCTTAACTGCTTGGACCTTTGATCGGAAATCGCCCCGTGAGATGCGTTTGAGTTCGTTGATGTTCGTATCGAATAGATTAGCGTCTATACGCTCAGCAATCTTCTCTTCACTCATCTCCATGGTAATATAAAGAACGTTCAAATTGGTTGTAAGATACCCAGCAGCGAGATGACACAGAGCCATACTTTTCCCGGTTCCAGTATTATGGGAGCTGATCCCATTTGTGTAATAGCGATGGTTCTCATGCTCAACAACTATGTCAACAATAGGAATCAAGCCACCAGGTTTCTCTACACTGCCAGAATGAAGTTTGCCATCCTCACATAGAAATGATAAATCGTGCCCAATATAATACTGTATTGAAAGAATATCTTTTGCTTTCTTCCAACCAAATGAAGTTTCAAATAGGTGATCGCCATTGCATCGTACAACACGAGAATTACAACTTAGATAATACTCTTCGTACATACCTTTATCTACGAACTCACCGATCCCAACCCATCCATCAGGTGAAGTGACTTCAATATCAAACCCTTCATCGATCAGGGCTTTAACTTTTGAGATTTTGATGTCCCGTTCTTCATAGAAAGTCTTCGTGGACTTACGCTTAATTCTGACCCTGATGCTGGTGTCAGGATGGACACAACCGCCTAGAAAGACATTCAATGTCTTACGAGTAATTCCACCATTGGTGATCAGATTAAGCATCTCGAGGTCAAATGGAATCTTCTCTTCAATGGTATGGTAATATGCGTAACGGTCATCTGAATTCTCAGACCAATCATGACCAATGTTGCGATCAAAGGATACTGCGAGAGCTGTGGATAGAATAGTAGGGATCGCGCTCTGAGGTGTTTCGACGTCGGTCCCGTTGATGATCTCAATCGATTGGATGACACCCAGATATACTGCTCGATCTTTGCACCATTCTTCAGTAGTTGACAGGAGCCATGTCTCGTCAACTCGCTTATCATCATCCGTGATCGTGAACAAGAGATCTATATACTCAACGATTTCTTGTGCATTCTCAGGCTGCTTATCCAAATTCCCGAATTCGTATTGAAGTGCCGTGCAGTTGGGAAGAGTGTTATACTTCGTCACGAAGGTACAGATGAGCTTAAAGACAAAACGGTCTTTGTTCTCAAAGTACTCGAGCTTAAGGAAAGGCATGACAGCGCGACAATACCGCTCGTTTTGAATCAGATTCTTAATGATGAGTTCTGAAATATCATTCATACAAACTATTATATCAAATCATGTTGAGGATGTACAGGACTAAAGACGATAAACTAAAGGTGATCAATAAACATGTCCAGTATACTGATCACTCATGGTTTACTGTCAGTATCAGGAGCATCCAACATCGAACACAAGTTATTAAGAACGATGTCACCCATCACTTCCCCAAAGTCAGGGTCATTTTGGATGTCTTCACAAGACGCCTCACCGCCGGTGTCGAGAACCTTGAAGTCCAGTGACATCTTGACGACATCATTCTCATCGGGCTTATCCGACAGGAAGTACACCCGGCCAATCCTGACGACAACATTCTTATACCGCCCCTCCATGATTCGGATGGGGCAGGGCTCAGTTGCTGGCTTCAGATCCAACGATGTTTCGGTGATGTATTTCGGAGGGGTGTTCATGCTAATTTTCCTCGACAATGTTGTCAGCCTCATGAGTACCCGACATGGATACTTCACCAATGGCGTACCGAGTTTTGATCCACTCCAAGAAATTGGCGTTGGTCAAGAGCGGCTGCCAGAATTCAGCCGAGGCTGTCTTCTTTTCAGAGTGTGGTTTGCACAAAGGGGTATTACTCGTGGGCGAAGCGAAGGATTCGTAATAACCATTCTTTGGCTTCCGAACATAACCCGACTCCAGTGCGACTTGAAGGAGACCTGACCATTTCATGATCCCGCCTTTCCATGATACTGAGATTGGAATCTTAGACTTCTCTTTTACGAACCGTGACTTCTCAATGTTGATGATGAAGTGGTAGCCTTTAATTCCCGCGCTATCTTTGTCTTGTTGCCGGCCAATAATCCAGATGTTATTCGCAGAGTAGTAAATGCCTGTCCCGCCGGACACGACGTCAGTTGAGAACATCTCTTGTGTTTTGTAGGTGTGGTTCACAGCGAGGAGGGGGATCTTCTTCATCTGAAGGTAGGGAGTCACCATACGAAAGAGGCCCTTGAGCGCTTTGGCACGGGTCATATCGGCCTTGCCGCTTTCCGCGAGGGCATCCTCCAGCTCCTTTTTCGAAGCGAGATTACCAATCGAATCAATGATAAAGATTACATCATCATCCTTACTGAGTTCTTCAAGTTGGTGCACCAGATCGAACTTGAGTTCTTCAATATTCATGATAGGAACATGAAGCACGCGCTCGATATCAATACCGAACGCGTTGAAGTACCCTTGAGGTGTACCAAATTCTGAATCATAAAAGACGAGGACGCAATTCGGATTCTTCTTCATCTTAGCAGCGGCGATGAGAAGTGCGAAGCTCGTTTTGAAATGCTTACTGGGCCCAGCGATTACAGTTAGGCCGGGTGTAAGGCCGCCATCAACCCGCCCGCTGAGCGCCACATTAATCATCGGCACACTTGTCGAGACATGCTCGATGTCATTAAAGAACGGAGAACGCGAAAGGACCTCCGTGTTAGAGAGTCTTGAGCTCAACTTGAGTTTTTCTAGCAGCGATTTGTTTTTCATGTTATTCATGTTATTCATCCCTTTCGAGGTTTATATTTAAGTCAATACCTTGGACCTGCTTTGCTTTCAAAGCTTTGGCCCTGTCTTCGAGCATTTGATTACGGTCGCGAACCGTCGCGCTCTTTTCACGCATCGTGGCTATAAGCCCCTCAAGGTTCTTTTGGACGTAGTCAGTGTCCTTGAGTTGCTCGGGTGTAAATTGCGCTGCCTTGGCGAGGATGTCATTGGCAGCCGCTTCGAGTTCGAGCTCTGCATTAGTTTTGTCGGACATTAGGCTTCCTTTTGCTTTTTAATATCTCTTAGTCTAAAGGCTGTGCAAGCACATCTAGCATGTGCACTGAGCCTCTGTAGTTGAAGAAGGAACATCCTCTCGCTGGGCGCGCCGATGAGTCGGATGATACACACGATGAGAGGGTCAATGCCAATATTGCAAAGACCCCTATCAATAAAACGCTTGAGCACTTGCTCCTGAAGCGGATCAAGATCGGGTTGATTTGGTGGCTGGAATAGTCCCATGCTTCCCCTTCTTCGACGCCCAGTTGATTTCCACATACCGGTCACCGAACTTCTTCAGATCAGTGATGCGGTTGCGGTCGTCTTTCCCTGCGCCATTTATGTTTCGTGATTTTGAATCTGACATATATTCTCAGAGAGTCTTAAGTGCTCGGTAAAGCTCCACGGTCTTACGGATGTCGTATAGGGCATCATGAGCATCGTCTTCGTCAAAGTCGATGTCACAGAACCTGCATATATCAGCGAGCTTGAGGTGAGTGAATTTCTCGCGATGGTCACGAATGAACCACCCTGCTACAGTGTACAAACAGATGGATGGATTCCAAAAGTAACTTCCGAAGAAATTATCTCCGTGATCCTTCCACCACTCCCGCAAGACTTGCTCGTCGAACTTGGAGTTGTAGGCGAAGAGCTGCATCTTGTCTTTGGGATTAAAGCGGGAAACGTACTTTTGGAGCTCGACCGTGAAGTGATCAAAGCATTGAACGGAAGTATACTCTCTCGCCATCACCTCTTCCGGTGTCAGGTGGCACTTCTTAAATGCTTCGTGTGTGAAGCCAGATCGGTGCGGTCGGAATTTGAAATCTCGTTCGGTGATTACCTCGTCCTGCTCGTCCAGCAGAATCACAGCGACTTGGTGGACGCTATGATCACGCTGAATTTCGAGGCCGGTTGTCTCTGTGTCAACGAAGCATTTAATCATACCAGGCCGCCCCAAATCTTGGTAGCCAACTTCTTCTCGTTGGCCGTGAACTTGACGTCCTGGCCAAGGGAATTCTGCCACGTGCTATTCAACACAGTGGTGAGCTCCTTCAACTTGGAAGTGTTTCGCTTGCGGGTGAAGAACGACTGGGCGATGCCGGCACCGCGGAGCTTGGCGACCACGATTTCCTGGATCGCGGGAGCGTTCGGGTCAACGATCGGCTGGGTGAGAGCAATGTCATCTTCTCCACTTGTGATGGTCGATGCGAGTGCTATGTTATCCATGATGTATGTCTCTCTGTGTATGGTTGTTTATTATGGTTCTATTATACCACTGTGCGTGGCGAATGTACACCATTAAATGATTGAAATGTTGGGTAGAAGGATGTGGGATGTCATGACGTACTTCGTCTCTGAGATCGGCACCGTTTCCATGTGAGGAAACAGGAAGTTGGATGGGAAGCATAGCACACTTCCGATCTGTGGCTTAACTTCGACGGCCTCCTCTGTATCCATGATGAACTTTGTTTCACCACCCTCTGCAACAGTGTTGAGATATAGTCGCACCGTTATCTCCCGCCTGCAAACATGGATGGTAGTGTTGTCACAGTGACAGTCATGCCTGCCTACGCCTTGTTCAAAGCGTTCAATGACTGGCGTCTCGAAGGTGTCGTGAATTTCAAAGTCCTGCATGTTCTGGATCTGCGCCTGACATGTTCGCTTGTAGAACTCGTTGGTTGCTATGCGGAACCCTTTCATGATCGTGGCCCGATACGGTTCAAACTCATGATGGTCAATGATGTTCGCCGTTAGCAAATCGTCGAGATCGGTCTTGATGGCTTGCTTCTTCTCAGCATCCAGCCCCTCAAAGATGTCGGTCAACTTCCGACAGAGATCTTCAGGGAATACATGGTTGAATAGTAGGACATAGTCTCGGGTAGTCTTCATGCTTTCTTCCTCCTGACAGGCTTCTTCACCACGTTCTTCTTGACAGGCTTCTTCACCACGTTCTTCTTGCCTACGACTTCCTTCTTGGCAGCCTTCTTCTTGGCTGGAGGGTTACCCTTAACCTTCATGATAGGAGGCTGTGTCGGCGGTCGTAGGGCTTCCTCATGCCTGTTCTTGGCCTCTGTCTCAATGATATGGCGGTACTTAAAGCCATAGGCATCGTAGATCTCGTCCTTCGGGCCACGAAGCTCGGGGTCGAGCCATCCACCCGTACCAGTAACCCTTGGGCCCTCCGGATCAGCGGGGATGGTGGTAAACTTCTTGGGCTTCTTCTCGGGCTTAGGTGCATTGGGATCCCGCTTCTTGCGTCCCTTGAACATTGAAGCGATCTCATCCGTGTGCCCCATACATTCCTTCTTCATCCGCTCAAGGCGGTCGGCATGAATTGGGTAGTGGACTCCATCCTTGACAAGGACGTATGTCTTCCCCTTACTGTAGTAGATGTCTTTGTAGACCTCCGTCAGCTTAGTTAGATCATATTTTCGTTCGTCAGCCATAAGGTTCCTAATAGAGATACAGCGCGGCCGTCTCAGCCTTCTTCATCTGGAGTTTGAGAGGAGCTCTAGAGTTGACAGCAGTGAATGTATATTGCCTGTCCTGTTCAATGAAGTCAAAGAGGTCTCGGTAAGTGTAAGCTTCATTGATCATCTGAAGAACTGCCTTAGTCCATCCCGAGATCTGGTCGTGGTCATCCGTCATACCTGCCACGCGGAACTCGGCGATAGAGATATTGTTCTCTTCATACATATGAAGATCAAGGTACTTCGTCTCAAGAATATCCCGCATGTCGTTGTTGATCAGCAGAGCAATGATCTGAGCCGCGGTAGTCATCTCCCGTCCCGTTCGATTGAGAGGGATTAACGTCCGTAGGAACTGCGAGTCCTGCCTATCATGATAAAGATATGCATAGATGTCGGCTGACATCCGGAACCAGATGGCCATAAGAATCAGTCGGTTGACATCATTCAAGTCAGCGTGGATGTGATATCCGGTGTCAGTTCCAAAATATGCTCCAGTTGCGGTGAGAATCTTGGTCATCTTCCGCACTTCGGACCATGAGGCAGC